ATCCTATCTTTATATATTACATTTGTTTTTGCTATGTCTGAATATATAGTTAAATCATAAAAATGCCCTTCAACTAAATTTGAATAGGTATCATTATATATAATATAGGTATCATTTTCAATTAAAATATTTCCTACACCATCAACTCTTGGTACAAGTGTATAATCAACACTAATATTTGTGCTATCATCTCTTATAGTCATATAAGCACTTGTTACATACTCTCTAGGTATGCACATAAATCGATTTTCAGCTTGTGGGTAGAATAATATCATCAAAAGTATAACGTATAAAAATTACATATTTGTAAAACAAAAAAAAGCACCCTATAAAGGATGCTCTTAATTCTAAATAAATATTAATTATGCAGTTGGATCAACTTGTGCTGCATCTCCAGTTACTGCTGCTGCAAGGAAATAAGGTGCAGTTTCTTCCATACCCTCAAAGGTAAGTGTAAACCCACTTAAATCACCTGCTGCTGCTCCAGTTACTACTGTACCACCAGTACACTCCATACCATTTTCATAACCACATAAGAAGCTATTACCGTAGTAATCTTCTACTACTACGTATGGTCTTGCTACTGCAAGTGTTTGTAGTTCTTGTTGCGTTAAAGCATCTAAATATGTTAATGTAAGGTTTAAAGTTTGAGTATAAAAAGTTGTTCCATTTTCTCTACTACTAGTAACAGTAGTTTCTAAACTAGAATTTCCTTTTACATCATATTCATACCAAGTTGGTGTTCCTGTAAATGTAGCTTCACCAGTTGGAGCATCTACTGTTATGGCAGAAATATCACCAAAGTCAGCAAAGTAAACTTTTTTGATACCGCCAAAGGCAGATTTACAAGGTAGTTTACGACCCGTTGTTAAAAGACAAGACATATGTTTTTATGTTTTATAAAAAAAGGGTAAGTAGACTAACTACCTACCCTAGTTTATTGATTAATTAATTGATTATGCGTATTCTACTAAGTCAGCTGCAATACCAAACTGAACAGCAGAAGTAAACCTCATTACCATTCTCACGTTGTTACTAGCATCTAAATCACTCATATCTAGCACCTTAACCTCTTGTGTAGAGTTTAACAAGCCAGTTCCAAAGTATAAGTTAGATCTTTGTGCAGCATACATTTTGTTTGCTGACATTCCTGGACATACAAAGATTTTTACACCGTTTACCGTTAGGCTTCCGTTGTTCCACCATTGTGTTCCCATATTAGCAACACCGTTTGCTCCTAAACCATTTGCTCCAAAACCACCAAGTGCTTGAACGTATAATTTAGCTGCTTGTGTTCCCATATAGATAAACAAGTCTTCTTTTCCGTATAGTGCTGCTGGTATTGCATCAACTACTTTAGAAAGTTCATCAATAATGTTTGTAGATAACAATCCACCAGCTACTGCTGCAACTTGTTGTCCTGCTGGAATATCTCCTGCTGCTGCTGATGCTGCAATTAGTTTCTCAAACCCATCAAAAGAGTTGTTTGTTCCTGCTGCTGTGTCTCCTTGCCAGATACAAAATTCTGTGTTCTGTGCAACCTCACTTGCAACGTGTGCAATCAAGAAGTCAGAAAACTTTGGAGGTAATGTTTGACCAAGACCGTAACCCATAGATTGTGCTTCCCAGTCATTTACGAAGTCATACTTACACAGTTGTAGGTTTACTTGTAACTCAACTGGTTCAATAATTCTTTCAGTTAAAGTTATAGTTGATGTTGGTGAGAAATCACAAGATGCAGATTGTACTAATGCATTTGTTGCAAGTTTCTTGATTATTTCCTTAAAAGCAATGTTTGCCTTTACTGTTAAACCGCCGTCATCAATAGTTGATGCAGATAATAAAGCTGCTGCGATATACTCGCCAGCAAATTCACCCGCATAAGTTGTAGTGATGTTAGTTGTTGTTGCTAAATTTACGTTTCTTTTATTCATTTTTATTTGTTTAATTTACTTAATACTCTATCTAGTGTTGTGTTAAATTGTCCTTTGGCAAATTGTACTTGTTTCTTTTGTGGTGTACTTGCTTCTGGATTGTGTTTAATTGGTTTTACTGCTGATAATTCTTCTTTTACTTCTTCCTTAACTTCTTCTGAAAATTCTTCTTTTACAGTACGAGATTTTAAACCACCGTTTTCAACTCCCATTTCAACTTCTTCTTCAGCTTCTACTTTGTCAGCTTTAAGACTTGCAATGGCATCTTCCAGGTTCTGTATTCTCTTTTCCATTCCCTCCCAGTCGGCAACATCTGCCATCTTTTCTTCTTCTTTTTTTTCTTCTTCAAGATCTTCAGTTTCTTCAACTTCTTCTTCTTTGGCTGGTACTTCATCAGATACTTCACGAACATCTGCGATCATACCTTCTGCTTCTACAACTAAAAGTTTACCATCCTCCAGGATATATTCTCCTACTGGCATTGCTACTTTTTCATCGTCAGTTACAATGAAAATTTCATTATCTTTTTCAAAGGCTTCAGCACTTACTATTGTGCCGTTTTCTAACTTCATTTCCATAAGTTTAACTTCTATATTCAGAAGTGTTTTTATTTCGTTTAACATTTGGTTTGCTTTCATACTCTTGTATAACTATTTAATGATTAAAATTTGCGTTTTTACTCTGTTCTTGTTATTACACCTATCCCTTGTGCTTGCATAGAACCATCACAGCACTCGCTAGAATACTTATTGGTATCCCAGCATAAACAACCCCTACCGCCACCACTAGGTGATGTTCTACTAGGTATAAATATTTTGTTGTTTTTAGTTCTAGGCATTAAGTATATCTTTTATTTTGTTGAGTAAAATATCATCTTCACTCATTAAGTCACCTAGTGTTTTATCTTTAGGTGTTTCCATTTTGTCTGCAAAGTAACCCTCAATAGAAAACCCCTTAACTTTATTTGATTTAACATACTCATTCCAAACATCTTCATTGTTAACCTTTACTGATCCCATCCACGTTCCAACAGGAACATCTAAACCGTACAATGCAGTCTTATCTTTTACTTTATCTTCTACTATCCAACTTTCAACCAATGTTAGACCACTTAATACCTCATCGTGTTCTAGTGTTGAATTGCTTTGGTTTCCTTTCTGTAAGAACATTTGAGATGCCTTTACAATCGTATCTTTTGAAAAGTATATATAATACTCACCCTCACCACCATTGCGGTAAATAGGCTTGTTTGGTATCAACAAAGCACCCATCAAGATCTTCTTTTCTTTGTCTACTTCTGCTAACTTTATTTCCTGGTTCTTTAAAGCAACAAAGTCGCTTTCAATGGCAGGGCTTTCTACAATAGAAATTGCTTCTACTCCAATATCATCTTGATCTTCATCTAAAATAAGTTCTATTATCTTCATAATTGTATTACGTGTTTAGTTTTTAATTTTGCATTTAGATACTTGCACCCTCAATAATGTTTCTATCCATTTCTTGTGCAGTAGTTACATCATTACTTACTACATATGCTCTTGCTGGTCTTTGTGATTGTCCACCTATTGCATCTGCTAATTGTGTTTCACCGCTAGAACCAACTATGTTAAACGCTGGAGGTATTGGGGCGCCACCTCCACCCGCTCCAGAAGCTGGGTTTGTTCCACCCTTTGCATTGCTAGGTGTTGTTTTTAATATATCTTTCACAGATTTAAAACCAATAGCAGCAGTTGTTGCAATGTTTGCTATTTTCACACCAAATTCAAAAGGTGTAACAGTCTTTGTTGCAAGTTCAGCAGTAATACCTTGATAGGTGTTTATTAATGCAGCAGCAGCGGCAGTTGCTTTACCAGCAGCACTTTGGTCATCAAACAAAGTAGACATATTACCTAATGTGTTTTTAACCATATTTAATTGTGCAGCATTCTTTATTTTTTCATTTTTTTCATCTTCAGCTGCATTAGCATCTTTTACACCTTGTATCTTGTTTTGATAGAATGCAATTACTTCAGCCTTTTGTGCCTCTGTTGCATCAAGCCTATCAAGTTCTGCAAGTTTTCTTTCTTCTTCTAATGCTATTTTTTGCAGTTCTGTTTCTGCTTCTAAGTCTTTTTGTTTTTGTTTAAATTCTTCTTGTATTTTTCCAATAGCATCAGTTCTTACTTTTTCATCTGCTATTATTTTATCATCTTCAGCTTTTTTTGCTGCTGCATCTGCTTTGTTTTGTGCTTGTATTTGTTTGCTTATAGTGTTAACTTCACGTTGTACTTGTCTAGCGGTATTTGCTCTTGATGCAACTTGTCTGTTTACTGCTGCAATAGCCTCTGCCTCTTTAGTTAAATTTTCTTTGTTACTTCTACTAAATGTATTTTCTTGTATTTGTGCATCACGTCTTAATTCTAGGTATTCAGTTTCTTTGTCTAATAAGCTATCTTCTAATACTTGTGCATCTAGTAAGGCTTGTTTTCTTTCTTCAGCAGAAAACTTATCTTCTTCCCTTGATTTTAGTCTCAATAGTGCTATTTCACTTTCTAGTTTTGACCTTTCAACAATAAGGTTTCTTTCTATCTTGTCAGCCTTTGCCCTCATATCAGCGACCTTTGCAGCTGCGTTTGCCTCTTTTATTTGCTCTTTTGCAAACTCTTTTGTTGACTTGGTTAAAGCATCAACACCATCTTTTAAAACCCCTAAAGGAGAAGCCTCTGCAAGTTTAACAAAACCATCTGTTGCATCACTTAAAGCTCCTTTAAAATCTCCACTAAAGGCTTTCTTGATAGCAGTACCAAATAAACCAATACCCTCAATAACCCCGTTGATTTTATCCATAACATAAGTTTTTATGCTATCTGAAAAACTTTTGAGTGTTTCTATTGGGTTTGTAAATGCGTTAATAATTCCCTCACCTAAATCTGCAAGTAAATCAACTAGGTTACCAGTTAAAGCACCTATAACGGTCATAATCTTGTTAAACTTGTTTTGTCCTTCTTCTGAACCTTTAAATGCAGCAGTCAAAGCAACTATTCCAATAATTAAAGCACCAATACCCGTAGATATTATTGCTGACCTCATACCTTTAAAGCCAGTTGTAACTAACTTTAAACTACCAGCCATTTTTTTAAACCCACTTACTGCACCACCAGTTAGCTTGTCTAATTGACCAGTCATTTCAGATGTACTTGCTGATGTATCTTTTACTTTCTTATCTACTTTTCCAACTTCTTTTTCTAAGCCTTTAAGTTCTTTTTCAGCACTATCAGTATCAAATTTTAATGTAAAGGTTTTAGTTAATGCCATTTTATTTGTTTTTTAAGTAGTTTTAATCCATTCTTTACGTTTGTAGGTAAAGCATTTTTTCCTTGTGCAATCTTTATGTTTTCAGTATCACCTTCAACAACCTGGAGTAAGTCAATTATATTCTTGATCATAATATTGTGTTTAGTAATTCAAATTCTGTTTTACCAGTTGTTAGATCTGTTTTCATTGAATTTATCTTGTACCTATCTTGCCCTAATTCT